GCGATTTGATGCTGTTCCCGTCAAGCCTGACGCACATGGTAGAAACCGTGCAGGGCGATGACCGTGTTTCCCTTGCATTTAACACTTTTCCGGCTGGCTATGTTGGAGACGAAAGCAGCCTGACCGAATTGCATTTGAAGGAGTAAGACAATGGCTCATTTTGCTGAACTTGATTCAAACAATGTTGTGCTGCGGGTCATCGTCGTAGCCAACTCCGACACCGCTGACGCCAACGGCACAGAGGTGGAGAGCATCGGCGTGGCGTTCTGCCAGAAGTTGCTTGGCGGTAACTGGAAACAGACTAGTTATCACGGCAACATCCGCAAAAACTACGCAGGCGTCGGCTACACCTACCGCGCTGACATTGACGCTTTCGTAGCGCCGCAGCCGTACCCGTCATGGACGCTGGACGCTGATGCCCAATGGCAGGCTCCGGTGCCGATGCCATCGGATGCCGGTACAGGCGAACCGCCCAAGATGTATTCATGGGATGAAGCCACGTTGTCGTGGGTCGCGGTTGAGGGTATGCCGTGACATCTGTCCAAGAGCTAGAAGTGACCGTTACCAGCCACATTGATGTTTGCACAGTACGGTACGAGGCCATCCACGCTCGCCTTAAACGCCTTGAGCAACTGATGTTAAAGATCGGTGGCGCAATCATTTTGATCCTGCTTGGCGCACTCGGCAGCATGGGATTGCTGCTGTTGGAGGCGTTGCAGAAGTGAACGACGTTACCGACATCCAGTTGCTGAAGGTGCAAATACAAGCCGAGTTGCAACGGCTTGAAGCGCAGTCGTCTGCCAAGGACGTAGCCGGTAAAGCCATTGGTAAGGACGGGCTGAAATACATCACGGCCATTGTGGTGATCGGCGTGCTGTCTAGCCTTGCGTTAGATTCGGACAAGATCGCTGCCGTGATGGGGCTGCTTGGTGCCTCGCTGACCGCTCTTATCTCTATGCTTGCCAGCATTGCAGGCACGGTGGAGAAGGAAGATAAACCCGAGTTTGAGGTAATTAAGGAACTGATCACCAAACTAGACCGGCTGGATCGCAAAGAGCAGCCGATGCGGGTGGACGTTGAGGGCGATCATGTCACCGTTACCAAGGGCGACGACGTAGTGAGGGCTTCCAAATGATGACGATGGTTAGCACATTCCTGTCGTTCCTTGCAGGCGGTTTGCCCAAGATTCTGCAAATCTTCCAAGACCGCCAAGACAAGAAGCATGAGTTAGCCCTTGTCGCCGCGCAGAAGGAGCGCGAACTAGCCCTCGCAGAACGCGGGTTTATCGCGCAGGCACGGGTTGAGGAAATTAAGTTAGAGCAAATCCAGACGCAGACGGCAGGCGAGGAACGCCAAGCCCTGTACCAGCACGATATGGAAATCGGCAAGGGGGCCTCGCAGTGGATGATCAACCTGCGTGCGTCGGTGCGTCCGGTTGTGACCTACATCTTTGTGCTGGAACTAGTCGCCATCAACATCGCAGGCGTCTGGTATGCCTACAACACGAGTGTGCCGTTTGCCGCTGCAATGGCTGAAGTGTTTTCGGATGACGAGATGCTAATACTGTCGTCAATCATTGCCTTCTGGTTTGGCACGCAGGCTTTCGGCAAGAAGTGAAGGTCAGTCCTGCTGCAATACAAATGATCAAGCATCATGAGGGCGTAAGGACGCGCCCTTATCGGTGTCCGGCCCTGCTATGGACGGTCGGGGTCGGCCACGTTATAGACCCGGCTCACGCTGCGGTGAAGTATGAGGAACGCAAGAGCCTACCGATACCCGCAGGATGGGATCGAACTCTCTCAATGGACGAGGTGGACCGGATACTTGCTCAAGACCTTGGCCGGTTTGAGCGTGGTGTGGTTCGACTTTGCCCTGCTGTTGTTGGCCGTCAGGGAGTCTTTGATGCTCTTGTATCTTTTGCCTTTAACGTGGGGCTAGGCAACCTTCAGCGCTCTGGCTTGCGGATGAAGGTCAATCGAGGCGACTTTGAAGAGGCAGCCGAAGAATTCAAAAAGTGGACAAAAGCCGGTGGTAAGGTGTTACCCGGCCTCGTCAAACGTCGTAACGACGAGCGGGTATTGTTTTTGAGTTAGCCTCATTTAATGGAGCGGGCGCTATGCGACAAGACGGCATACCTAAGCGCTTCCAACTAGCCGGTCACACCATCAATGTCAAAGTAATTCCGCCCTCCAAGTGGCGTCACGGCAAAAATTGTGTTGGAATGTGGCTTCCAGACAAATACGAGATACACATCGTAAGTTCTTGTAAAGGCACAAACCGGCAGCAAGTGTGGGCGCATGAGGCGATTCACGCGATGCTCGACATCGCTGGTCACGATGACCTAAGCCGAGACGAGCAATTTGTAGATCGGATTGGACACTTGCTGCAACAGATGCTCACAACAATGGAGTAAGCAATGCAGTCCAAGGCATCCGATGATCAGATATTAAAGTCGCTACAGGAAGCAAACGGCATACGGGCAATAGTCGCTGCAAAGTTCAAAATGAACGAGCGGACTTTGCAGATGCGGCTAAAAAAGATGAAGGACAAGGGGTACGTTATCCCTGACTCCACCTACCAGCCCGGACGCCAAGTCGTAGACAAGGGCGATTACGAGTTCACCGCGCTGCCCGACGACGACGTTCCCATCGAGGAACTGATTGCCCAGCGCAAGCGTAAGTTCCAGCACAAGCGCGAACACGAAGAAGCCAGCAAACTCATTCCTATCAAAGTGAAGATGGACGGTGCTATCGGCATCCTGCACTTTGGTGACCCGCACGTAGACGACGACGGCTGCGACATTGAAGCCATTGAGCGCCACACCGACCTTGTGAACCGCACCGAGGGGCTATTCGCAGCGAACGTAGGCGACACCACGAACAACTGGTGTGGCCGCCTTGCCCGCCTCTACGCCGACCAGACGACCTCGGCAGCGCAGGCTTGGAAAATAGCCGAGTGGTTTATCAACCGCTGCAACTGGCTGTACATGATCGGCGGCAACCACGACCTGTGGTCAGGCTCAGGCGATCCCCTGCGTTGGATAGCCAAGCAGCAGGATGCCCTTTATAAGTCCTCAGAAGCCCGCCTAGCGCTTCGATTCCCGAACGGCCTAGAGGTACGGGTTAACGCCCGCCACGACCACAGCGGCTCTAGTATTTGGAACCCGGCGCATGGGCCGATGAAGGCTGCGCTGATGGGAACCCGCGACCATTTATACGTGGCCGGTCACAAGCACGAGTCGGCGTATAGCGTCTTGAAGGATGCGATCAGCGGCATCACGATGCACGCCTGTAAGGTGGCGTCCTATAAGATTTACGATCGCTACGCCAAGGAGCGCGGGTTCAGGGACAACTGCCTGTCGCCCTGTGCCCTAACGACGATTAACCCTGCGCTACCGCCTGACCATCCAGACTTGGTGAAGGTGTGGTGGGAGCCGGAGGAAGGGGCTGACTACCTGACATACTTGCGGCGGCGCTGAATATCTCAGCCCGTTCGCGGTTTGCACGCAGGGTGCAGTACCGCTGGTGTAGGCGCTTGAGGAACGTGGAACGCCGCTGACCGGCAATCTCCTCGTCCAAGAGCGCCTTGACCTCGGCCTCGTTAAACAGATTCAGGTTTTGGTTCAATACGCGCCAGTTCTTCATGGCCGTATTGTAAATGAATTATTTAAGGCGCTGCAAGTAAAGCGCCTGTAGGGCGCATACGGTGTCGTCGGGGTCACGGGCTTCGTACCACTCGCCCCTAGGCTGGAAGAAGCCCTGAAAGCGTTTCTGCCCCTCTGACAGCCGCCCACCCTTGGCCTTGACCTCTATCCAGCATATCCACGCCATGCCGTCGTGCATTGGCTTGACGGCCAACAGGTCAGGGATGTCGTGCCCTGCCGAGGCGTAGTCAATGACCTCGAAGTTGGCCTTACGGAGGGCTTCTACAATCTCGGTGTGGTTGTTGTCTCGGCGTTTAGCGTAGCGCATACGCCGATTATGCCGGTTTGCACCTAGCCTTCAACTTCGTCACGCCGGGTTCGCCCCACAGTTCCCGCACCATGCCCCGAACGTGCGGGTCGCCGTATGCCTCAGTCGCATCGTCCAGCGAGCGCAGGATGTCACCCACGTAGTTCTTGAGCCACGAGGTGCGCTCTGCACGCTGCGACCAGTCGCCTACGCCGATCCGAGCGAGATACGCATCGGCTAACCGCAGTTTGCCAAACGGCGTGTGCTTGACGCTTTCCCAATACCGCACGTTGGCCTGTGACGCCCACGATATGTCGGTGCTATTCGTAACTGGATTATTCATTGACCTTCAGCACGCATTGAATTTGATACAGGCGCAACGCAGGAATCTTGTCTTCCTTGAACCAGCGCAGCACAGCCTGCCGGGTTACGCCCAACGCCCGAGCAATCTCGCTCTGGGAGCCATAAATCTTCAGTAGTTGTTTCGGTGTCATAGGTTGCACAGTAACAGGTGTTGACATGATCGTCAACGGGAGTATACTGCACTTCGGGGATTGGCCCCGATGGAGAAAGACATGGAAGACGATTACCGCATCTTGGCCGAGCAGGAACGTGACCGACTCATGGAGTTGCACTGCCGCGCCGAACACGCCGCCTTCAACGTCATCGAAGGCTTAAACGAACTCAACCGCATCGAAGCCGAAGGCGCTTTTAAACTGCACCAAGCGTTTGCCGAGTGCATTGCTGCGATTGACGCTGCATCCGCCAAACTGAGGAATCCGCAATGACCCGCGAAGAAATTTTACGTATGGCTCAGAGCGTCGGCTTTTACCTTATCGACTTTATAGATGGCGATTCGGTAACTGAGCAAATTGAAGCCGAAACTTCTGAGGCCATTTATAAGTTCGCACACCTTGTTGCCGCAGTCGAGCGGGAAGCGTGCGCTGGGCTGTGTGACGAATTAGTTGAGCGCAATAGGGCAGACGCGCATGTCGCATGGGTTCTTGGTAATTCACAGTGCGCCGACGCTATCCGCGCAAGAGGAGAACAAGCATGAAGGTCTACGAGAAGATTGCCGCTGTCACCGCCGAACTATCCAAGATCGGCATTAGCAAAGACAGCAAGAACCAGTCGCAGGGCTACGCTTTCCGTGGCATCGACGCTGTGTACGGTGCGCTCTCGCCGTTGCTGTCAAAGCACGGCTTGTGCATCCTGCCCCGCGTTACCGACCGACAGGTTATCGAGCGCCAGAACCGCCAAGGCACTGCGCTGTTCTACGTCACGCTGACCGTGGAGTTTGACTTTGTGGCCGCCGAAGACGGTAGCAAGCACACGGTCATCACCGTAGGCGAAGCGATGGACTCGGGCGACAAGGCCAGTAACAAGGCCATGTCTGCGGCTTACAAGTACGCCGCCTTCCAAGCGTTCTGCATCCCGACCGAGGGCGATAACGACGCCGACTCACAGACGCATGAAGTCGCCGCAGCCACGACCGATCCTGCTGTTGAGGCGGCAGTACAACTAGCAGCCACTATCGAGGAGTTAAACGGAATATGGAAAAGCCTAAACGCAAGCGAGCGAAAGGTGCATCTAAGCCTGTTCAGCGAGAAGAAAAGCAAGTTGGCCTCAGCGTAAAGGAGCAGAGGCTAGTGAAAGAAATACTAAGTGACGTTGAGTCATACATCGTGGCTTGGTCGCTGACCAATACCGTTGAGATGATGGAACAGATGATCGAAGAGCGTAAGGCTGGTGCGTATCCAAACGGCGTGTTTGAGAAGAACAAGGCCAAAGACCTGCGCTTGATAAAAGATCATCGGGATGCGGCCAAGATTGTTTTGTCGTGGTATCAGGTGCCCGGACATGAAAACCTATACTAAACCGTCACGCTATAACCCCGGCATTACGTTCGAGCAGTACAAGGTGCTGCGTGAGCGTAAAGCCGATGCCAAAGCCAGAAAGAAGCGCATCAACTATAAGCCGCTAGCGCAGGAGTGGGGGCTAAAGCCCATGCACATGGCCTCTGCGCTGCACCGTGGCATCAAGCAGTACGACTACCTGCTGTGGAAGCAAGGTGAACTGCAATGACCCCTTACTACGCGCTAATGACCGACTACGAAATCATCGGTCACACAATGGCGATCCCTGACTCGTCAGAATTATCGCAAGCGTTGGCCGAGAAGTTGAGGCGCGTATTGGAGCAACGGGACGAGGCAACCAGCCGACTTATTGTAACTACAGAAAAGATGGAGCGCCTTGAGCGCGAGTGTCGAGAACTTAAACGTCTCATGGAGACAGGAGAAGAGTGATGAAAAGGTGGATAGCAGTAGCCGCGTTAATGATTGGCGTGGCGTCAGCAGATGACTTGCCGTATTTATTGGGTAGTGTGAACAATCGGGCTAACGGTCAGATATATTTTACAACCTCGAAAACAAATTGTGATGAAAAGCATTTCGCTTTTATTCGTGGCGATGGCGGCGAGATTCAGGCTCGCGGCTGTTACGTGCTAGGCAATGATTTCATCATTGTCATTTGGGACGATGGCAGCACATACACTTACGAATACGCCGGTTTTAATTTCAGCCGTGAGGCGCTGGAATTTATGAAGAGAAACAAGTGATGGAGCAACGAACAACAGAATGGCACGCCGCCCGTTTGGGTAAGGTGACAGCCTCAAAGGTGGCGGATGTAGTGGCACGAACGAAGAGTGGCTATGCTGCTACCCGCGCAAACTACATGGCGCAGTTGGTATGCGAACGCTTAACCGGCAAGCCGACCGAAGGGTTCAGTAGTGCCGCGATGGAATGGGGCGTCGAGCAAGAAGCCAAAGCGCGAGACGCTTACAGCGCCAAAGTAGGCGAACTCGTCACCGAGGTAGGCTTTATCAACCACCCTGCAATCGAAATGGCAGGAGCCAGTCCTGACGGATTGGTGGGCGTCAATGGCTGCGTCGAGATTAAGTGTCCGTCTACGGCTACGCACATTGAGTACCTCTTTGAGCGTGAGCCGCCGCAAAAGTATTTTTATCAGATGCAATGGCAGATGGCCTGCACGGGTACGGACTGGTGCGATTGGGTCTCATACGATCCGAGGATGCCCGAGGAATTACAACTGCTCGTGGTGCGTATCCCACGGGATACAGACTGCATCACCCTTTTAGAGAAAGAGGTGCAGGAGTTTTTGGCTGAGTTAGATGATAAGGTTTCTAAATTGAAGGAGATGACTCTGTGAACAAAACTTATGAAGTTCGCCCGAATACGGGTTCAGTGTTTAAAAACGAAAACAAGGGCGAGCCGCGCACCGTTAAAAGTTCGACGGGCGATACTTACACCATCGAAGACGCTGATTACAAAGGCAGCGGCTTGATTGGTGACACCGAATATTGGATTGACGCACGCTTAAAGACTGCGAAGAGCGGCAAAAAGTATCTTGCGCTGAAGTTCAACCCGAAGCAGGTTCAGGCAAAGAAAGCCGCGCCAGCCGCAGGGTTGACCGAAGAGAATTGGGCAAACGCTGACCTCAACGATCCGTTGGGCTTCTAATGATTAGCGAAGAAAGAGCCGAGAAAGCGCTGCGGTATCTCGTCGATACAGACGAGCCGTGCGCGCTGGCAAAGGCTGAGATGGAGCGTGCCGAGTATGGCTGGAAGGCGACCCGTGAGGCCGTCTTTACTCATGCCGAGGGTACGGTGGCGGAGCGGCAAGCGATTGCCGCGACCCACCACGCCACGAAAGAGTCGCACGAACGGTATTGTGCGGCTGTCGCGCTCTACGCCAAGATGGCGAACAAGCGCGAAACCGAGCGCATCGTCCTCGACACATGGCGCACCATCTCGGCTAACCGACGAATGGGCAGTCCATAAAAAAAGCCCCACGGTGAGGTGGGGCTGAAGTCTCTCTAGGAGAAGTACACGGAGAAAATCGCAATGCTCCGTGAGAATAGCAGAACAGTGGGGTTATGCAATGGATGAATACGAAAGTCTCGCGGATGGTGATGTATCGCAGTTGGCACCGGCTGACTGGTTTAAACGATTTGTTTACGTTGCCGAGGGCGACCTGTTTTTCGATGTCAAGACGCATCAGGACTATTCCCGGCAGACGTTTAACGCCCTGTTTCGGGGCACGCCGTGCTACTCCGTACACAACAAGGCTAGGCGCATTGAGGCGGCTACCTTCTTCGATGAGAACCGGGCTGCGATGGGTAGTTACGTCGCTAACGCCCTGACGTATGCGCCGGGTGAAACCGAGTTGCTGAAGAAAGCCGGGGTGGGCTACGTCAACAAGTGGAAGGACTCACGGCCAGCCGCACAGAGCGCGGACGTATCGCTGTGGCTAAACCACCTGCACCGGATGATCCCTGCCGACTTTGAGCGCGAACACGTTTTGAACGTGATGGCGTACAAGCGCCAGAACCCGAGCCGCAAGATAAACCATGCCGTGCTGCACACGGGTTTGCCGGGTGGTGGTAAGGACACGCTCTGGGCGCCTTTCCTGTGGTCTATTGGCGGCGGTTCGCTCAAGAACATAGCCGTGGCTAGGGCTGAAGAGGTCGCTGGCTCGTGGGGCTATACCTACGAGTCCGAAGTCATCGTGCTAAACGAGATTCGATACCGCAAGGGCGATGACCGTCGAGCGATGGAAAACAACCTGAAGCCCGTGATCGCTGCGCCGCCCGAGTTGCTGCTGGTCAATAAGAAGCAACAGCACCCGTACTATGTGGTGAATAGGATTTTCGTGCTGGCGTTCAGTAATGATCGAGCGCCCATTACGATTCCGGCTGATGATCGACGCTGGTTCGTCATCTGGTCGCAAGCGCCACGCCTACCGGACGACGAAGCCGCAAGGCTGTGGGATTGGTACGGCAAGGGCGGGTTTGAGGCTGTGGCGGGTTACCTGGATGCGCGAGACGTTAGCGCGTTCAACCCCGGAGCCGTGCCGCCGTTGACTGATGCGAAATTGGCGATGGTCGATCTTGGCATGAGCGGCGGCGAGGCATTTATCGCTGACATGGTGCGGCAACGTCGCGGAGTCTTCGCTAGAGGCGTTATAGGCTCTCCGTGGTCGGAGGTGCTGTCTGGCATTGCCGCAGGTACGGACGGCCATAAACCGTCCCGTGAGACGTTATTCGTCGCCCTGCGAGAGAGTGGCTGGAAGGATATCGGGCGAGTTATGAGCCGCGAATATCAGACGCCGAAACACCTCTGGGTGGCTCCCGAGTTGGCCGACCGTAGCAAGTCAGACATCCGGGCGATGGTCGAGGGTAAGCCTGATCTTCAGGCCGTGAAATAAGAGAGGGGGCGCGAAGCCCCCTCCGTTAATCGTCGAACAATATCGACGCAAGTACCGTCAAGGCGACGGCGATCAAGAATCCCGCCATAGTGTCGCCCTCGCAGTATCTACGCATCGCCCGAGATAAGTGATCCAATACCGGCGAGTGCAACGGGTTAGCCGTGGATAGGTTGGCTGCAACCCCCATCGTTCATGAAACTCGGTCATGGCCTACCCTCCAATGCGCGGCGCACTTCCTCAACAAAAGGCGCGAGTTCCCTAACCGTCAAGTCGTCATCCCATGCGCTGATAAACGCCCGCACAGCCGTTTGGAGCCGCGCAGGGTCGGGGGGTGCTCGGTAGGTGAGGGGTGTATCGTCGTCGGCAAATAGAGCCTCTAATTCTTGCAGGGTTGGTATGTGTGGCTTTTCCATAGTGTCACCAGTAATTGGAGAGCGGATGTTGTGCGCGGCTGGATCGCCAGTTCGGGGGCGGTACGTGTCGCCAATCGTGGCCGCGAGCGTACCAGTACCCTAGTTGCCAGAGTTTATGCAGACGCATACGGCCTCCGCAGTTGATAGCGAGCGTATCGCTTGCCGTTCTTCGTTTCGTTAATGCACTCAATGTCCATGCCCTCACGGCGTAGGTCTGCGATACGGGCAGCAAGCCTGAAGCATCCATAGTCCTGCAAGGCATCGAGCGGGGTGAGCGAGCGCCCTAGAATCAGGGCGGCGCGTATCTGGTCATTCTGCGACATCGGCAGGGTCTCCTATATTTACCTCTTCGACGTCCCAATCCAGTTGGTCGTGTTTCGTGTAGCCCGCTCGGACGATGTGCAAGGCGATCTCGGCGGCATCGTCCTCGTCGCGTGCCTCAACGGTTACGACCTCTTGGATGCAGGTAAATAGCACCACGTCAAAGGCTCTCATGCGGCCTCCCCGCTAGCCTTGGCGATGGCGGCTCTAGCCTTATCAAAATGATAGGCAACATCTAAACCATTATTCGCGGCGGTTAAACGCGCCCCCCATAAGGCTGCGCTTTCTACATTCAGCAAAAGGATCAGGGCTTCGAGGAGTTCCGGTGCGGCGGCGATCAATCGAGCATTGGCTTCTAACGTGTCGGCGTCGATATCGTCGCAATCAAGCATGGCAACGCGGCCACCTTCACCGATTACATCTAAATTTTCGGCGGCAATTGTTCCGTCTACCGTCCACGGGTATGGAGTGTGAGCGTTCATGCGGCCTCCTGCTTGATGGCGTCCAACATATGCTCGGCAATCTCTCGCCAGTTAACGTCAGACAAAAAGGCGCGGGCATAGTCAGCGGCTAACCCCTCGACGGTAGCGCACTCGAACAACACTTGATCGGCGTAGTCAGACAGACCGTCAGCCAATGCGTCGATATCGTCAGCGTCAAAGCCTGAGAAATAGTCAGAGGGGTCGAACCCGTCGAAGATCTCCAGATTGACGCGCCACGTAGCGTAGTTAGTCCAACCGTTGTATCGGGATTCGGTGTCGTTGATTGTGTAACCCATGTGCATATCTCCTAGTTTGTTGGTCTCATCAGTAGCAGCATAACTGCTAGACGCCTCACGGCGTTTCGACCTCTCTAGGGATTGGTAGACTTAACAGAACACGGATAGAGAGCACCATTCGACCATTCCGAGTAATGCTCTCCGTATCGGTAGCCCATGCGTCTAATACGGTTACGGATGGCGCGAGCGTAGACGTTAGAGCGTTGGTGCTGCTCGTCCGTCATCAAGCGTGATGGGCTTGTGGCATGGTTATAAGCAGCGCAGAGGCCATAAATGGTGCGACCTGCTGACCACAGTTTGCCGTCTGGTTTGTATTGTGCGTAAGGCTTCATTTTGTGATTTTCCGAGAGTTAGTTGCGAACGTAGTCGATCAAGGCAGCGATACCGGCAACGGTTATGCCACCGGCTCCGAGTGTAAAGGAATCTATTACAAAGGCAACACAAGCGAGGGTGAAGCCTACGAAGACGATGGAGTTAAGGAAGTGAGTCATAGTTATCCCCTTACAGAACGAAGTCAGAGAGATTAGAAGCGAACATCACACCCCACACCTTGCCGCTTGCGGTGATGCTGTAAACAGGCTCCATGCGATGACGCAAGCCGTTATAGGCATTGCGAATGTGACGAACGGCGACAAATTGACCCTTTGCAAGATCGTCAGAGCCGTTCTCTGTAAATACATGGGAAGCGACACGAGCCGTTTTTACTAACTCGTACTTTTTCGGGTTGGCTTCAAAGTCTGAATGGCTAAACATTGCTAGTTGCTCCGTGTGTTTTGTCTGTCAACGATTGCATTACACCTTGTTGTGTCGATGCTGTCAACACAAGTTACATACACAAAACGCTAGGTATCTGTTGCGTCAGTAAGCGTAGTAGCACTATTCAGAAGTTAGGGTGAAAATTACTAACACCTAAACTATTGAAAATCATGGAGAAATAGAAACTGTTAGTAAAAAAGACAGAGAGTAGTGAAGTTGCAAAAAAAGTTAGTACAGTAAAAGTATAGGGAAGAAATACTTACTGACTTACTAACATTGCTCGTAAATGCCTATTTTTATAGGGTTTGAGCGTTAGTAGTCGAAATGACTACAGAGCCTACCGTAGTCACTACGGATTGCTGACGCCTGATCGTGTTGCATCCACGCAACACTAACTGTTGCATCTACGCCACAACGTAGCCATGTTGCATAAACGCAACGCGTTGCATCTACGCAACATAACGTATTGCAAACGATTCTATTACGCATAACGATAACCATTCGCGTCTAGGCTAAAAACAAAAAAGTGATGGTTAGAAAAAAAACGTCCCTGAATGTTGCCTAGGGAAAAACAACCACCTTTAAAAAATCCTCGGTTGGTATTCGAGGCACTTCCAAACTTTGGCACCCTCTCTCGCTAACTCTCGCCGTAAACTTTTAAGGCTGTTGCAGTTTTGGTACACGCACAAGAATTGTTGTGAGTAAGCAACAAGGGGGGTACAGGGCCTGTGGAAGGTCCTTGACATTAACAATACCCCCACAAAAACTTTTTTATTTTTTTAAACTCCGCTAAACTTCTTGTTGCAACGTCTGACCAGATGCGCTGGTAGCGACCGAGAGGTAACTGAAGCGGTTTTGATGACTTGGATAATTTGGATGTCCAAGAGCCGCACCATCTAAGGCACTAAACGTTTTCTCCCTAAACGCTTCCGCCTCGGCACACAGGCTCCACGGTTGTTGGAGATCGCGGCCTCCCGGCAGGATCACCCTGCACGTTGCTCTTGCTCTTCCTTCCTTGCCAAACCTTCTGTTACAGTCTCGGTATGCCGATACAGATGTCTGAGGCAGAGTGGTTAGAGTTTGCTGCCAAGTCTCTGGTATGCCGCTCTTGCTTCTGGGCCGCTCAAGTGACTAGGGTTGCTGAAAAGGTCTGGTGTGCCCATGCCACCCACCACGGATGGATGTCTGACGTTCCCGCCTGTTCTGGCAAAGAGTTCCGGTATGAACCTCGTAACAGAATCCTTTAAGTCCATTCCTTTTGCGCCTCGGGAACTAAAGGCATCGCCGGAGGTTCTGCAAAAAATTTACGATGCTGCCAAACTTGGGCTGAAGGGTGACGCCTTGGCCTTTGCGGCTGGGTTGCTGCCCGTCGAGTACCGTAGACTCTGCCAGTTAGATAACGCGGCTGCGGTCGCCGAGGGGAAAGGTCGTGCGGACTCTGAGGTTGAGGCGGCGACTCAATTGCGCTCTGCCGCGCTTGAGGGAGATAGCAAGGCAGCCCTCGCCCTGCTTACCCACCTTCACGGATGGGTTGCCAAGCAGCAAGTTCAGGTCGATATTAAATCTCAAATCAGTATTGTCGCCGCGCTGCAAGAGGCAGAATCTCGCGTCTTGGCGGGCCGCGTATATGACGCTACGCCGGATCAATTAGCGCACGAGCAACCCGCTGCGATACAGTACGCACCGGAGGACACTGCCCATGTCAATGCTGAATAGATTGGCTCAACTTTTTGGGTACAAACCTAAACCGGACGTTAATGTTCTGGCTCAGTCGCCTTACATTAAAGAGCCGCAACTAGATGTTCGCGCTATTGGTGGACTTGGCGGTAGAAAGTTTAAGTACGCCGAATCACTGGCTAACTACAACAACCCAGTCTTTATTGGCGGATACCGCTACGACCGCCGTAAACAGCAATTAGAAACGTTGCCGTCTAAATACAACGCCGAATCAGTCCGGTTGTTTTCGACCGCTATTGGCGATGCTATTCGCAACAAAGTGCCGGGCGTTGCAGAAAACATGTCGCCAGAAGTAGTGACGGCTATGTTGTTAAAAGAAGGCCGAGAGAACTTGGGCACTAACGAATTTAACGTTAATGACCCAGAATCGGTGGCTATTTATAACCGTTATTCTGTTGATTACGGCCCTGAGGCTGGCAGGTTAATTGCCGCTATTTACGACAAGTCTAAAGTGTCTAAACGTTTAGGCATTCCGTTTGCAAGTGCTTGGATTGGCACAGGGCGTAGCAAGTACGAAACCAGCCAGCAATACGCTAAAGACACTGAAAACTTTAAGCGAATTGCAAACAATCCTAAAAACCGCTCCCTTAAAGGTTTTATTCAGTCTTCAATGGCGCCTCCATTGAGCGGTGAAGAATAGTAATGCAACAGCCGATCTATAGCCCTGAAGAAGAAGAGTTGCTGATGAGCAAACTCTGGTCGCCCGTTATTAAGGACGACCCAGAGGCCTTCGTGCTACTCGCTTTTCCTTGGGGCCAGAAAGGCACGCCTTTAGAACACTTCAAGGGTCCGCGTAAGTGGCAGCGGGAAATCCTGCGCGACATTGCCGCCCACACTGCGAAGAATAAGACCGCAACATCCTACGAAGTCCTGCGTATGGCAACGGCTTCCGGTCGCGGTATCGGTAAGTCTGCGCTCGTGTCGTGGCTCATCCTTTGGATGCTGAGTACCCGCATAGGCTCAACGACCATTGTGTCGGCTAACTCCGAAGCGCAGTTACGCTCGATTACATGGGCAGAAATTACTAAGTGGGCAGCGCTCCTGATCAATTCGCATTGGTTTGAGATTAGCGCCACCCGCGTGATGCCCGCTAAATGGCTCGCCGAACTCGTTGAACGTGACCTCAAGAAAGGTACGCGTTACTGGTCCGTTGAGGGTCGCTTGTGGTCCGAAGAGAACCCCGACTCGTATGCCGGTGTCCACAACTTCGACGGCGTTATGGTCATCTTCGACGAAGCCAGCGGTATCCCTGACCCCATCTGGTCGGTGACGGCAGGCTTTTTTACGGAGAACACCCCGCACCGTTTCTGGATGTCGTTTAGTAACCCCCGTCGTAACGAGGGCTACTTCTTCGAGGCGTTCCACTCTAAGCGTGCGTTCTGGAACACCCGCAACATTGACGCTCGCACCGTTGAAGAAACCGATAAGTCGGTGTATCAGCAGATTATCGACGAATACGGCATCGACTCACCGCAAGCCAAGGTGGAAGTTTATGGAGAGTTTCCGTCAGAAGGTAACGACCAATTTATACCGCCTAGCCTTGTGGATCAGGCCATGGCTCGTAACAGGTATAAGGACGAGACAGCGCCACGAGTTATCGGAGTCGATCCGGCGCGAAGTGGAGCGGACTCGACGGTTATCGCAGTCCGACAGGGCCGTGACATCATCGCCATTAAGCGCTTCAAAGGAGAAGACACGATGGAGATTGTTGGCCGAGTTATCGACGCGATTGAAGAGTACCAACCCACACTCGTCGTCCTTGACGAAGGCGGACTAGGTTACGGCATCCTTGATCGCTTGAAAGAGCAGCGCTATAAGGTGGTGCGTGGCGTTAACTTCGGATGGAAGTCCAAGACCCCGGCTATGTGGCAAAACAAGCGTGCAGAGTTGTGGGGCGAAATGAAAACGTGGCTAAAAGACGCTGCGCTGCCGAACGACCGGCAACTAAAAGCCGACCTCACAGGTCCAAAGCAAAAGATCAATTCCTCTGGCGCTATCTTGCTGGAATCTAAAAAGGACATGAAGTCGCGCGGTCTTGCGTCGCCTGACGCTGCCGACGCTATTGCTGTTACGTTTGCGTATCCCGTGGCGCACCGCGAATACCGCGAACGAGCGCGTACCGTTATTGTTAGCCGCGATAGCGGCATGGTCAACACTTGGATGGGTGCCTAATGGCTAGAAAGTCCGTCAGCCTCTCAGTTGGTAGAGGAGAAAAGCAGTCCGTGTCAAGAGGGGCGGGATTGACCGCGAAAGGTCGTGCAAAATATAATCGTGCAACGGGGTCTAATTTGAAGGCTCCGGCGCCCAGTCCGAAGACAAAAGCGGACGCAGGACGTAAAAAGTCGTTTTGCGCCCGCATGAAAGGGGTCGTTCGCAACGCCAAGGGGCCAGCCGAACGCGCTAAAGCATCTTTAAAACGATGGAAATGCTGAAATGGCTGCAAAAAAGGGACTATATGCGAACATTCATGCTAAACGCGCTCGAATCGCTGCGGGATCGGGCGAAAAGATGCGTAAACCGGGTTCTAAGGGCGCTCCAACGGCTGCCAATTTCAGAAAGTCAGCCCTTACCGCCCGAAAACCCCGTAAAACCTCCAAAAAAGGCTAAGAAGCATGTACGGAAAGAAAAACCCCGGTCCGATCGGCGTGTCCCCCGGCGCAACAGTCGGTGACATGATCCAAAACAGCCGGATGCAGAAGCCCCGGATGCCTGCTCCGCGTATGCCGAAGCGCGTTAACGAGGACATGATCCGCACTGCGGTCGATTTCCGACCGACTCCGATGAAACGGGGTATGCGTTAATGCCTCTTGTAAAGTCCGCCTCTAAGGGGGCTTTTCGCAAGAACATTCGCGCTGAAGTGAAGGCTGGCAAGCCTGTTAAGCAGGCTGTTGCCATCGCGTATTCGGTCAAGCGTAAAGCCGGTAAGAAGGGCAAGTAATGGCTAAAGACCCGACAGGGATGAAGGGCGCGGCTCAGGTGGCTAATACGCCCGAGAGCCGCCGTGCGCGTAGTACGGGCGATATCCTCGCCCAAGCGCGTACCCGAATGCAGTTGTCCCTGACGGCTTATAGCGAGTCTCGCGATAGCGAACTGGACGACCTGCGCTTTATGGCGGGTTCTCCAGATAACCGCTGGCAGTGGCCGCAAGAGGTCTTAGCCACCCGTGGCGCAGTGCAGGGTCAGACAATCAACGCTCGTCCCTGCCTGACCATCAACAAACTGCCCCAGCACGTTCGACAGGTCACGAACGACCAACGCCAGAACCGTCCTGCTGGCAAAGTCATCCCGGTCGATGACAAGGCAGACATTGAAGTCGCCGAAGTGTTTGACGGTATCGTCCGGCACATCGAGTACATCTCGGATGCCGACGTTGCCTACGACACCGCCTGTGAGAATCAGGTTACGTACGGCGAAGGCTATATCCGCATCCTGACCGAGTATTGCGACCCGGATTCGTTTGACCAAGATATCCGTATTGCTCGCGTTCGTAACTCGTTCTCGGTATATATGGACCCGCACATCCAAGACCCGTGCGGAGCCGATGCAGAATGGTGTTTCATAACCGAGGACATGCCCCGTGAGGAGTTTGAGCGTCATTTTCCTGACGCCGAACCCATCTCGTCGATCCAGAGCCGTGGTATTGGTGACGAGAATCTGGCGCAGTGGATTACCGACGATTCAGTACGGATTGCGGAATACTTCTACGCTTACTATGAAAAAGCCAAGTTAAACCTGTATCCGGGCGGTGCTACCGCCTACGCTGGCTCGCCTGAAGCCGACCAAATGGAGGCGATGGGCCTTTCTCCAATTCGCACCCGTGACGTAGACATCCGCAAGATTAAGTGGATGAAGACAAACGGCTACGAGGTGCTGGAAGAGCAGGAGTGGCCGGGTAAGTCGATTCCGGTTGTCCGCGTGGTCGGCAACGAATACGAAGTGGAAGGCCGTATCTACATCAGCGGCCTCGTGCGTAACGCTAAAGACGCGCAGCGCATGTACAACTACTGGGTATCCCAAGAGGCGGAAATGCTCGCCTTGGCCCCCAAAGCGCCGTTTATCGGCTACGGTGGGCAGTTTGAGGGATACGAGCATCAGTGGAAGACCGCCAACACGCAAAACTGGCCGTATTTGGAGGTCAATCCTGACGTTACGGACGGCGCTGGCAACATGCTGCCGTTGCCCCAACGTGCCGCCCCACCCCTTGCACAAACGGGCCTTATTCAGGCTAAGATGGGCGCGTCGGACGACATTAAGTCTACGACGGGCTACTATGACTCTAGCCTTGGCGCCACGTCTAACGAGCGCTCGGGTCGGGCCATATTGGCGCGTGAACGTCAGGGCGATACGGGGTCATATCATTACGTAGATAACCTTGCCCGCGCTATCCGCTACGTTACGCGTCAACTCGTTGACTTGATTCCGAAGATTTACGATACCCAGCGTATCGCTCGCATCATCGGCATCGATGGGGAAACCTCGACGGTGCGTATCGACCCGATGCAACAAGAGCCTGTCCGTAAAATCATGGATCAGGCTGGTGTTGTTATTGAAAAAATCTACAACCCGTCCGTGGGTAAGTACGACGTAGCCGTTACGACCGGCCCGTCTTACATGACCAAGCGCCAAGAGGCGATGGACGCAATGTCGCAAATTTTGCAAGCCAACCCGAACCTTTGGGGCGTGGCAGGCGACCTGTTTGTCAAGAATATGGACTGGCCGGGAGCGCAGGAAATTGCCAAGCGTCTCTCTAAGACCATTGACCCAAAATTGCTTGCCGATCCTAACGAAGACCCAGCGTTGCAAGCCGCTAATCAGCAGATTGAGGCGATGGGCGCTGAGATGGATCAGATGTTCCAGATGCTCCGAAATGTCTCGCAGTCTATGGAAGCAACGGAACTGCGTATCAAGGAGCAGGAAGCGCAGATTAAGGCGTATGACGCCGAGACCAAGCGTATCAGCGCGGTTCAGGCGGGCATGTCCGAAGAGCAGATTCAAGACATCGTAATGGGCACGATTAGCGGGATGCTGTCCGCCAACGACCTTGTAGCCCCGGCCCCTAGAGAGGCTGAAATGCCGATGGAAATGCCCCCGCAAATGCCGATGGAGTTACCGCCGCAATGACCTGCGAAGTCTTTATCGGACGGCTATTTCTAGCGCGGGATGTGACCCATTCCACGCATCTAAATACCCGTAACTACGCCAAGCACAAAGCGCTACAGAAGTTTTACGAGGGCATTATTCCGCTCGCGGACGACTTTGCCGAAGCCTATCAGGGGCGGCACGGGCTGATCGGCCCGATTGCCCTAGCCTCTGCCCAGAAGTCAAACAACGTGCTTGACTTTTTGGAAAAGGAACTTAAGGAACTTGAGGAAATGCGGTATAAAGTCGTCAGTAAAGACGACACAACGCTGCAAAACCTGTTAGACGCCATTTTTGGCTTGTACTTATCTACGATTTACCGCCTAAAATTCTTGGCTTGAGGTAACGACATGGAACTTCTTAATCCACTTGCTGACGGTCTGTTTCCAGCCAAGACCGCTTCTTATACTGGTACGGCTGGCTCAACATCAACTTGGCCCGCTGGTCCGCAAGGCGTTGTCGTTTGGTGTACATCGGATGCTTACGTAGCGGTTGGCGAAAACGTTACTGCTACAAGCAATAGCACTCCGGTTCCGGCTAATACGCCAATTCCGTTTATTGTCCCGCAAGGCACGGGCGCTCCGTGGCGTGTAAGCGCTATTGAAGTGTCTTCTGGCGGAACGGTTTACGCTAAACCAATTAACCAAAACTAATGGCTCGTTATTTTGGCGTAGCGTTAAGAAATGGTCTAGCCATTGGGCTAGGATCAATTATTGCTCTTGGCCGTCCGAAGGCTGCGCCTTCGCCAAGTGGCGGCGGATTTTTGCTGCTTGAAGACGGCTCATTTGTGCTGCTCGAAGACGGCAGCAAGATTGAATTGGAGTAAGTCATGGCCGACACTAAAATTAGTGCATTAAGTTCTGGCGCGCCAGCCCAATCAGGCGACGAATATGTCATTGCCAGATCAGGCGCTAACTACAAGTTAACGCTTTCAAACATCGCAAGCGCGATGCCATCAACGACCATCAACGGGTCGCTGGTTGTTAACGAGGCTGGCGGCAATAACGACACCCGTATTGAAGGCGACTCAGACGCAAATCTTTTCTTTGCCAGCGCCTCAACGGATCGTATTGGTATTGGCACTAATACGCCGTCGGCCAAGTTTGATGTTTCTGGCGATTCATCACTGAATGGCGCTGTAGTTATTAACGAAGCCGGTGCAGACAAGGATACGCGCATTGAGGGTGATACTGACGCAAACTTGCTGTTTGTTGATGCGTCAACCGATCGAATTGGCGTAAGCACTAACACGCCGTCTGAAAAAATTGACTTGGCTTCTGGAAACTTAACATTTTCAAGTACAAGCCAAAAAATTACTGGAAAATTTAACGGTCTTTGGTCCGGCAGAACTGTTTTTCAGAGTTATACGACAAACGCTGATACTCGAGTTAGTGTAATTCCAAATGGAACCAGCACGACTACAAGTTGGAGTTTGTCTAATAGTTCATCTGATCCAAACAACGCTGGCAGCGCAAGTATTCGCCTTACAAATGTTGCGGCATCATTAAATTCAAACTCAGAAGGCACGGGAACGCCGTTGCCGATGCAGTTTAATCTTTACGATGTAGCAGAGTCGTCCGGTGGCGTATCTGTCACTCGCATGGTTATTCTTAACAACGGCAACGTTGGTATCGGCGCTGGTTATCTTACCCCCGGCAGCGAACTTGATGTTAAGGGCACTCTTCGCCTTTCTGGTTCTTCATCTGGTTACGTTGGTATTGCTCCGGCTGCGGCTGCTGGCAGCACGACTTATACGCTCCCAAGCGCTGATGGTTCGAATGGGAATGTTCTTTCAACCAACGGCTCCGGCACGCTGTCGTGGATTGCGGCTGGCGGTACTGGAACGGTCACTTCTGTTGGAGGCACAGGCACGGTAAATGGCATTACGCTGACCGGCACTGTTACCTCGTCGGGTAATTTGACGCTAGGCGGTACACTGTCTGGTGTTGACCTAACAAGCCAAATTACCGGCACTTTGCCTGTTGCCAATGGCGGTACGGGTCAAACGTCTTACACCAACGGTCAGTTGTTAATTGGCAACTCCACTGGTAACACGCTTACAAAAGCGACGCTTACTGCTGGTAGTGGCATTAGCATTACCAACGGTTCCGGCGCTATTACGATTGCAGCAACCGGCGGCACGGGAACAGTTACATCGGTTAGCGGCACAGGTACGGTTAACGGCCTTACGCTTACCGGCACGGTGACAAGTTCCGGCAACCTGACACTGGGCGGTACGCTTTCGGTTAACCTTGCATCGGATGTTACAGGCACTTTGCCTGTTGCCAATGGTGGCACCGGATTAACCAGCGGAACAAGCGGCGGCGTGTTGGCCTTTACCGCTGCCGGAACGATTGCCTCGTCAACTGCGCTGGCTGCAAATGCGTTGGTTGTCGGTGGCGGCGCTGGCGCTGCGCCGAGCAGCATTACAACGGGTACCGGCGTTGTTACTGCGCTGGGCGTTAATACGGGATCAGCAGGCGCGTTCGTTGTTAATGGCGGCGCTCTTGGAACTCCGTCCTCTGGCACGCTGACAAGTTGTACGGGCTTGCCTGTTTCAACGGGCATTTCCGGCCTTGGAAGCAACGTCGCCACATGGCTTGCTACGCCGTCGAGCGCGAACCTTGCTGCTGCGGTGACGGACGAGACGGGTACTGGCGCCCTGGTGTTTGCCAATACGCCAACCTTGGTGACGCCGGTATTGGGTACGCCGACCTCGGGCAACCTGTCTAACTGTACGGCTGACGGCACTAACGCGGTTGGCTATCGAAACATCCCGCGTTCAGGATCGGCTAAGACAACTTCTTACACGCTGGCTACCGGCGACGTTGGTGAGTTTATTGAAGTCGGATCTGGCGGCTCGATCACGATTCCCGATGCGACATTTGCGACTGGCGATGTGGTGTCGGTGTTTAACAACACCTCTGGCAACATCACGATTACCTGCACGATTACGACGGCGTACATCGCGGGCACGGATAGCGACAAAGCAACCGTTACGTTGGCTACAAGAGGTGTTGCGACAATTCTGTTTATATCAGGTACGGTTTGCGTTATTAACGGCAACGTGAGTTAAGCCATGAGCGGCATCATGAGTTTGCTGCTTGCCGCCAAAGTGGCGGGCGCGGCCTACACCGAATATAAGATTTTCACCGCATCGGGTAACTGGACTGCCCCGACCGGCGTGACGCAAGTTGAATACCTTGTCGTTGCAGGCGGCGGCGGTGGCGGTGCAGTTTCGGCAGGCGCTGGCGGCGCTGGCGGATTCCGTACTGGCACCGGATTAAGCGTTACTGCGGGTACAAACTACACCATTACGGTTGGAGCAGGCGGCAATGGCGCATCAACTCGTTCTGCCCGTGGAAGTAACGGCAATGATTCAGTATTTAGCACAATTACCTCTACCGGCGGCGGCGGCGGCGCGTCTGGCGGCGATGCAGGCACAACACTTCGTACCGGATTAAACGGCGGCTCTGGTGGCGGTGGCTCGTATTCGTTTGTTTCACCAAACGCAACGGCAGGAACAGGTGGCACGGGAAATACGCCGTCTGTTTCGCCATCACAGGGAAGCAACGGAGGCGACGGCAGCGGAACTCTTCCCGGCACTTTAGGCGGCGGTGGTGGAGGCGGTGCATCAACGGTCGGATCAAACGGATCAACAACTGCCGGTGGTAATGGTGGTGCTGGAACAGCATCATCAATTTCTGGCTCAAGCGTTACTTACGCGGGCGGCGGTGGCGGCGGCGCAAATGCGGGCGGTGCTGGATCGGCAGGAAATGGCGCGTCCGGTGGCGGTGGAAATGGGTCTGCAAGTAGCACCACAGCAAGTGCCGGAACTGCCAATACTGGCGGTGGCGGTGGCGGCGGTGGATTTTCGCTTCCTTCCTCCGATGGCGCAGGCGGCGCAGGCGGTTCCGGCATCGTCATCCTCAAATACACCGTCCCCGTCCAATCTGTCGTAGCCACGTTCACTTCTACCGGCACATGGACTTGCCCGAGCGGTGTTAGCGCGGTGGAGTACCTTGTCGTCGCGGGCGGCGGCGGTGGTGCAGGAGGAATGACAGGGCCATTTGATGTGGCAGGAGCCGGCGGTGGCGCTGGCGGATTTCGCACCGGAACTGGATTTAGCGTTACCGCCGGAACTGACTACACAATTACTGTTGGTGCTGGGGGTTCTGGAGGTTTATCAACAACCGGCTCTACAGGCTCAAATTCAGTATTTAGCACAATTACTTCTAATGGCGGCGGAGGTGCAGGATTTTATTCTGCAACTTCTGGAGGTCTTAATGGCGGTTCTGGGGGAGGCGGTGGCACTCCGTTAAGTACGGGAGCAACATCAACTGCGGGTACGGGTAACACGCCTAGCACTTCGCCATCGCAAGGTAATAATGGCGGTACTGGATATAACACAGGTGTCGGGGCTGGAACTGGGGGTGGAGGCGGCGCCTCTGCTGTCGGTGGTTCGGCTCCGAATAGTACAGTAGCAGGCGCTGGTGGCGCTGGCACAGCATCTTCAATTTCTGGAAGCAGCGTTACCTATGCTGGCGGTGGCGGCGGGGGCAGTCTTGATGTCCCCGGAACATCTGGAACGGGCGGCGCTGGTGGTGCTGGTGGCGGCGGTGCTGGGGTAAATGGCATTGGAACGGCTAATGCTGGCACCGCTAACACCGGCGGTGGTGGTGGTGGTAACGCTAAAAACATAGGCGGCGCAGGCGGCTCTGGCATCGTCATCCTCAAGTACGACATCGGCTCTGCCACAATCTTCACCTTTAAGTCATCGCAGAAGTGGACTGCACCAGCGGGTGCGGTGAGCGTTGACTACCTCGTTGTTGCGGGGGGTGGGGGTAGTGGATATAACGCCTCTGGCGGTGGTGGTGCAGGCGGTTTTCGTACCGGGACTGCTTTAAGTATTACCGCAGGCACCGATTACACGATTACCGTTGGCGCGGGGGGCGCTGGTTCTGGCTCTACCTCTGGATCATCTGGCGCTGATTCTACATTTAGCACCATAACCTCAACTGGAGGGGGCGGTGGTGGCGCGACCGCCGGAAGTGCTAATGGAAAGAATGGCGGCTCTGGCGGCGGCGGCTGGGGTGGTGGCGGCACGGGCGGCAACGGAAACACTCCATCAGTAAGCCCGTCACAAGGATCAAATGGTGGCACAGGGGTAGGCGTTCCGGGTAGCGCGTCTGCCGGTGGCGGTGGCGGTGCTTCTGCTGTTGGCGCTAACGGAACAACGCCTCAAGCCGGTAATGGAGGCGCTGGCACAGCATCGTCAATTAGCGGCAGCAGCGTAACCTACGCTGGCGGTGGTGGTGGCGGTGGATTTACACCGGGCGGAACTGCTGCCGGAACTGGCGGTTCAGGCGGTGGCGGAAATGGCGTAGCCACTTCTGGAGGAACTGGCAATCCGGGTACGGCTAATACTGGCGGAGGCGCAGGTGGCGGCGGGGGTGGAAATGGCCCCGGCGCAGCAGGCGGCTCCGGTATCGTTATCCTCAAGGTCAACTTCACATGAAAACCTATCAACTCATGGGCATTGATACGGCGATGCACTTGCTTCGCCCCGGCGCAAAGTGGGAGATCAGCAACCGCGAGATCACCCGCTGGGAAGACCCGCGACCCAAGCCGTCTTGGGATGAAATCATGTTCACGATTGAAAAGATCAAGGAACTTGAGGACGCGGTGCCGACGATCCTGTTGCCCGAGCAGCAGGCTGCGTTTGACGACTACGTTGCCCAGATTGAAAAGGCGGTTGCGTGATTACATACAACCTTTTTCCTACGGCTGTCGCCAAGTTTGAACTTGGACGGGACTACACCGCCAAGGAAATGTCGTTTGTGGACGAGCAGCCGACGCATAGCAACATGGGCAACACGACGAGCGATGACCGTTATGTGCTGCGTCACGACACGATGGCAAGCCTCAAGGCGTTTGCCGAAGCCAGCGTCAACGAGTATCTGCGTTCTATTTACGCGCCGAAACACGACGTTACGCTGCGCCTGACGCAATCGTGGCTGAACTACACCAAGGCCGGTCAATACCACCACAAACACGCGCATCCCAACTCGTTTGTGTCTGGGGTGCTGTACCTCAAGGCTGCCCGTGAGCGGGACAAGATTTACTTTTACAAAGACGGCTATCAGCAGATCAAACTGCCGACCGACAACTACAACATCCACAACAGCGATTCGTGGTGGTTTGAGGTTGGCGCTGGCGATTTGATGCTGTTTCCGTCAAGCCTGACGCACATGGTAGAAACCGTGCAGGGCGATGATCGAGTATCTTTGGCATTTAATACTTTTCCGGCTGGCTATGTAGGTGACGAAAGCAGCCTGACCGCATTGCATTTGAAGGAGTAACAAAGTGGCACACTTCGCAGAATTGGATGAAAACAATGTCGTCAAGCGCGTCATCGTTGTAGACAACAAGGATACGTCTGACGCTAACGGCAATGAACTTGAAAGCATCGGCGTGGCGTTCTGCCAGAAGTTGCTCGGCGGTAACTGGAAGCAAACCAGTTACAACGGCAACATTCGCAAGAACTACGCTGGTATCGGCTACACCTACCGCGCCGACATCGACGCTTTCGTAGCACCGCAGCCGTATCCGTCGTGGGTTCTGGACGTTAATGCCCAATGGCAGGCTCCGGTGCCAATGCCGCAAGATGCCGGTACTGGTGAGCCGCCCAAAATGTACACATGGGATGAAGGCACGCAGTCTTGGGTTGTAGTTAATTCTCCTTCAAGTCAAGCATAATGTTGCACATACGCAACTTGTAAGTTAAAGTTTGACCGTACTGATGCGGTTCATCAGGTTTCCGTAAGGAAGTTTATGTCGGACGAAAATCAAGTCCCTGAAGTTGTAGCGGAAGTATCCGCGCCGGAACCGGAGGCTACGGCGGCCCCGGAACTTGAAGTCGTTGCAGAAACGCAACAGCCGGAGGAAAAGCCAGCCAAAACGTTCACTCAAGAAGAGTTGGACGCAATGGTCGGCAAGAGGCTTGCGAGGGAACGTCGCAAGTGGGAAAGAGAGCAGGCGTTAAAAGCGCAGCCATTTCAGGCTGAAGCCGCTGCCCTGCCTAGCAAGGACGAAGACCCTGACGCTTATGCCGAGGCTTTAGCCGAACGCAAAGCAGCAGAACTCCTCGCCCGACGCGAAGCAGAGCGGGAGCAGATGGCTCTCTTAGAGGCGTATCACGAGCGTGAAGAGGCTGCGCGTGACAAGTACGATGACTTCGAGCAAGTCGCGTACAACAACGCACTGCCGATCACGACTGTGATGGCACAGACGATTCAGGCGTCAGATTTGGGGCCAGATATAGCCTACTTTCTGGGGTCTAATCCGAAGGAAGCCGAGCGCATTTCCCGCTTACCGCAATTCCTTCAGGCTAAGGAAATTGGCAAGATTGAGGCCAAAATGGCCGACAGTCCTGCCCCTGTTAAAAAGACTACCAGTGCGCCCCCGCCTATTAAGCCTGTCACGGCAAAAGGCACTGGCGCTCCGGTCTACGACACGACGGACCCACGGTCAATTTCGGCCATGAGTGCGTCAGAGTGGATTGAGCGCGAGCGTCAGCGACAGATTAAGAATTGGGAAGCGCGTAACCGCTAACATCTTTTTGAGGACACGAAAGTGGCTAATACACTTCTTACTATTGACATGATCACTCGGAAGGCTCTCGAAATTCTTGAGAACAACCTTGTGATCACCCGCAACGTGAACCGTCAGTACGACGATTCGTATGCCGTGGAAGGCGCCAAGATCGGCACCACGCTGCGTATCCGTCTGCCGGACCGCGCTCTTGTGACCGACGGTGCCGCCCTGCAAGTTCAGGACGACAACGAGCAGTTCACGACCTTGACGGTTGCTTCGCAGAAGCACATCGGCGTCAACTTTACGACCGCCGAAATGACGATGCAGTTGGACGACTTTGCCGAGCGCGTGCTGAAGCCGCGTATCAGCCAGTTGGCCTCCAGCATCGACGCTGACGTTGCCAACTCGTTCAACAGCATCTACCAGTCGGTTGGTACTCCGGGCACGACTCCGGGCACCTCGCTCGTTCTGTTGCAGGCGCAGCAGAAGTTGAACGAAGCCGCCGCTGGCATGTCGCCCCGCTACGCCACCGTGAACCCGGCTGCTAACGCCGCGCTCGTGGAAGGCATGAAGGGCTTGTTCAACCCGGTGTCAACGATCAGCAAGCAGTTTAAGAGCGGCTTGATGGGCGAAGGCATCCTCGGTTACGACGAACTTGCCATGTCGCAGTCGATCAAGCAGTTCACGACCGGCAGCCGTTCTGGCGCCCACACTGTCACCACGACGGTTTCGGCTCAGGGCACGTCGTCGATTGCGATCACCGGCACTGGCTCGCAGACGATCAAGAAGGGCGACGTGTTCACGATTGCTAACGTGTACTCGGTCAACCCGCAGACCCGCGAATCGACTGGCTCGCTCCAGCAGTTCGTGGTGACGGAAGACGTGGCTGCCTCGGGCGGTGCGTATGCTGCTGTGAAGATCAGCCCGGCGATCTACACTTCCAGCGTTGCTCTTGCCACGGTTGACTCGTTCCCGCAGTCTGGTGCCGCTGTCACCTTCTTGGGTGGCGCTTCGAGCCAGTACCCGCAGAACCTCGTGTACCATCGCGACTCGATTGCGTTTGCCACGGCTGACCTCCTGCTGCCGCAGGGCGTTGACATGGCTTCGCGTCAGGTCCACAACGGTATCTCCATGCGCGTTGTTCGTCAGTACGACATCAACAACGACCGTATGCCGTGCCGTATCGACGTGCTGTATGGCTACTCGGTGATCCGTCCGCAGATGGCTGTCCGCCTCTGGGGTTAATGGTTAAATTTAAGGAGTAACTAAAAATGGCACTTCCTAATGGTTCTGGTGGTTATCAGATTGGCGACGGCAACAATGGCGAGCCGTTGTTTTTCTCGCAGGTTGCCCCGCTTGCCTTGACGGCAGCCGCTACGGCGTCCCCTGCTGAACTGGTCGCGGGTCTTTTCACTTTCAACGGCACGGCTGGCAATTTGACGCTGCCGACGGTGGCTCTTCTTGAGGCCGCCTACCCGTCGATGAGCGAGAAGAACGATTCTGCATTTGACTTCTTCGTCATCAATATTGATGCGTCAGGTTCAGATGCGGTTACGGTGGCCGTCGGCACGGGTTGGACGCTGGTTGGTGCGGGTGCGGTTGCGGCGGCTTCGTCCGGCCACTTCCGTTGCCGCAAGACCGGCGTTGGCGCGTGGACTGTCTACCGCGTTTCGTAATGGCAACGCCCTCGGCGGGGAAACCCGCCGGGGGCATAACCTAAAGGGGTATTGATATGCCTAATACACAGGCAGTTGGTGTTGCCTACGCAGACCCGCAGTTCAGCAGTCTTTTCTTGGGTGTTTCAACCGTTGCGGCGACTGGCTCTGCCCAGACCGACGCTGCGGCTCTTGGCTCGGCGTTTACGCTGGTCACGGGCGCTGACGGTACGAAAGGCGTGATTCTTCCGGTTGCCGAACCGGGTCAGGTTGTAATCGTCAAGAATGGCGCTGGTTCCATTCTGAAGATTTACCCGGCTTCGGGCGCAATCGTTAACGCGTTGTCCGCTAACGCTTCCTACAACATCGCGGCAAACACCGCGACGATGTTGGTGGCTTACAGCGCAACCCAGTGGTACAGCCTGCCGTTGCTGGCCTCGTAATATGTCCAATATCTACCTTCGCCACCCCAGACATGGGGAAAAAATTGCTATCTCGTGGATGGAAGCGAGGGAAGATATGGAACAAGGATGGGAGGAGTTTGATCCCTCTGATCCTGATGAGTCTGAACCCTCGGCGTCGTCAGATATGGCGGCGCTGGGGGATTCTCAGCATAATGCGTTGAGAACTCGTCGCCGCCGTAAGGAGTAAATCATGGCTACAACTGCTGCCGATCAAATCAACGGCGCGTTGCGGCTGATCGGGCAGTTGGCCGAGGGTGAAGTTCCCTCCGCAGCCACGTCGCAGGACGCCCTCACCGCACTTAACCAGATGCTTGACTCTTGGAGTACCGAGCGTCTATCGGTCTTTTCAACCCAAGATCAAGTCTACAACTGGCAACCCAACGTCCGCACGATTACGATGGGACCGACCGGCACGTTTGTAGCCGAGCGTCCTATCCTGATGGACGACGCCACCTATTTCCGTGACGCCTCGACCAACGTGTCGTATGGCATCAAACTGATTAACAACGAGCAATACAACAATATTGCCGTCAAGACCGTAACCTCTACGTATCCGCAGTTTATGTGGGTCAACATGACCTACCCGGACGTTGAGATTTATATCTATCCGGTGCCAACCAAGGTGCTGGAGTTCCATTTTGTATCCGTGCGACCGCTAACAACGCCTGCCACATTGGCTACTGATTTAGCGTTTCCGCCGGGGTACCTTCGAGCATTTCGATTCAACTTGGCCTGTGAACTTGCAGCCGAGTTTGGTGTCGAACCATCCCCGCAGGTTCAGCGTATTGCTATGTACAGCAAGCGCGACTTGAAGCGCATCAACAACCCGGATGACGTGATGGCGATGCCAGCGGCGCTGCTCGTTAACCGTCCGCGCTTTAATATCTTTACGGGCAACTTCTAATGAAGACGCCAATTCTGGGGTCAGCATATTTGATTCGCAGCCCAAACGCGGCTGCCAATCGAATGATCAATTTGTATCCAGAAATTATCCCAGAAGGCGGAAAAGAACCGGCGTACTTGCAGCGTTGTCCCGGTTTAAAGTTGTTGACTACGGTTGGCACTGGCCCTATCCGTGGGCTATACACACACAATGACATCTTATATGTCATTTCAGCCAACGAGTTTTACAAGGTTTCCAGTTCGTTAGTAATTACCAAGATTGGTGATGTCACCGGAACCGGCCCTGTGTCTATGGCCGATAACGGCACGCAATTATTTATTGCCTGCAATCCTGACGGATTTATCTACAACTTTGACACACTGGCGTTTGGGCAGATCACTGACCCTGACTTTCCGGGTGCGGTAACGGTTGGGTATCTAGATGGGTACTTTGTTTTTAATGAACCCAACAGCCAGCGTATTTGGATTACAAGCCTTTTAGACGGCCTGTCAATCGACCCGCTGGACTTTGCCAGCGCGGAAGGTGCGCCTGATGACGTGGTGGCAATTATTGTTGACCATCGAGAAGTATGGTTGTTTGGCGAGAACTCGGTTGAGGTTTGGTACAACGCTGGAGAGATTGATTTTCCTCTAGCGCGTATTCAAGGCGCGTACAACGAAATTGGTTGTATTGCCCCATATTCTGTTGCCAAGATGGACAACAGCGTTTTTTGGCTTGGCTCAGACGCTCGTGGTACAGGTATCGTGTATCGAGCGGAAGGCTACCAAGGCGTGCGCGTTTCAACCCATGCTATTGAATACGCCATACAGGGCTATTCCGATCCGACGGACGCGCTGGCTTATACTTATCAGCAGGACGGCCATACGTTCTATGTGCTGATTTTTCCGTCGGCTAATGCCACTTGGGTATATGACGCTTCGACAAACTCGTGGCACGAACGCGCTGGGTTTGATAACGGCGACTTCAAGCGCCACCGCTCCAACTGCCAAACGAACTTCCTTGATAAACCGACTGTGGGCGACTTTGAGAACGGCAACGTTTATACGTTTAGCCTAGATGAATACAAAGACAACGGTGCGGTGCAAAAATGGTTGCGATCATGGCGTGCCCTGCCAACTGGCGAGAACAATCTTAAGCGCACCGCTCATCACGCGCTTCAGATTGATATGGAGTCAGGCGTTGGCTTAAACCTCGGCCAAGGCAGCGACCCCGAGATTATGTTGCGCTGGTCGGATGATGGAGGCCATACATGGTCTAACTACCATCAAGCAACAATAGGCAAAATTGGTCAGTATTTTTTCCGTGTGTTTTATCGTCGTCTAGGGATGACGGTTAAATTACGCGACCGCGTGTACGAAGTATCTGGCACGGACCCCGTAAAAATCGCCATCATGGGCGCAGAACTGAGCATATCGGGAACCAATGCCTAGCAACATTACCCGCATACCGGCTCCTCGCGTGCCGTTGATAGACGAACGCACGGGACTAGTGTCTCGTGAGTGGTTTCGTTTTTTCAACAATTTGTTTGTGCTGACTGGGTCGGGAACAAATCAGTTTACGCTGAACGACTTTGAGATTCAGCCGGACGCGCTTGCACAGACAGAATCCGCGTTAGGCGATATTCAATCTCAAATCCAAGCCCTGCAACTTTTGCCGCCCCCGCAGCAAATTGTTCCGGCAGATTATGGTTCGTTTTATGACACCACGACTCAAGTCGCGGCTGCTATTAACACCCCATATCCAGTTACATTTAACACGACCGTAGTTGCCAAAGGCGTTCGTCGAGGAACTCCAACGTCGCGCATCTATGCTAATAGGCCCGGCGTATATAACTTTGCCTTTTCAATACAGTTTGATAAAACATCAGGCGGCACGGCCTTGGCGTATGTATGGGCTAGGTTGAATGGCGTAAACGTTTCAAACACCGCATCACAAATACGCATTCAAGGAAATAATGGCGAAATTTTTTGTGCCGCAAATTTGTTTTTTGAAATGTCTAATGGCGACTACTTTGAGTTGATGTGGGCGGCAGATGACACATCGGTTCAATTACTTGCAGAGGCGGCAACGGCGGTGCATCCCGGCATTCCGTCTGTCATTCTTACCGTCAATCAGGTGAATATATGACCGTTAATCTTTCGGCCTTTGCTGGCGCTGGCGCACAGTTTTTCGACAACAACGGCGATCCGCTTTCGGGCGGTCTTGTTTATTCGTATGACGCTGGTACCACGACCCCTCGCGCAACCTATACAAGCAGCACGGGCGGAACGGCTAACAGCAATCCCATCGTGCTGAACTCGGCTGGACGCACGCCTGCGGAGATTTGGTTAACAGAGGGATACGCTTACAAATTCATAGTTCGCACCTCTGCGGGCGTTTTGATTGGCACATACGACAACATCCCGGCAATTATTGATCCGGCAGTAACCGGAATAAATTGGTCAAACATTACCAATACACCGACGACCTTGGCTGGTTACGGCATCACGGATGCGTATACCAAGGCGCAGACAGATGCGACGTTTGCCCCAATCGCAAGCCCAACCTTTACTGGGCAAGCCAAAGTTCCTGATAACTGCACTCCAAACGTCAATCATGTTATTGGCTATCGAGATTGCCCGCAGAACAGCCAAACAGCCAGTTATGAATTAAAGTTGTGCGATGCTGGTAAGCACATTTACATGAATGGAACGAGCATAACGCTCACCATTCCTGCAAACAGTGCTGCTGCGTTTCCAATCGGCACTATCATCGGGGTTGTAAACGGAAATGCCACGTCGCTTTCAGTGGCTATTACCACTGACACGTTGACCTTGGCGAATAGCACTTCTACTGGAACTCGCACTTTGGCGCAAAATGCTATGGCCGTACTGTTGAAGGTAGGCAGCACTAACTGGATTATTAACGGCCCCGGAGTTAGTTAATGTCAGGCGCAGACTTTTTGCTGTGGCTGTCTAGTGCATCATCCGCGCCGGGTGGGCAATGCTTTGCGGCAGGCCAGAGCGGAACAATCACTGCCCCTACAGGCTCCACTGGCGTCACTGTTGAAATGTGGGGCGGCGGTGGCGGAGGTGGCGTCAATGGCAGCAGCGCCGGGTATGGTGGCGGTGGCGCAGGATATGCCAAGCGTTCATTTTCGGTTGCGGGCGGTTCTTCGCAAATTTCCTACAATGTCGGCACTGGTGGCGCAGGAAGCACTACGATCGCTGATGGCTCTAATGGCGGCCCTTCTGTTGTTGAATTTCCGCCCGGTGGCGGAGGCATTGAATTAACGGCTGGGTACGGCGGCGGGGGAGGAGAAACTGCGCCCGGAGCCGCTGGGGTCAACGTTCTTGATGGCGGCATTCCATTTCCAGCAACGTCCGCTGCAACTGCCGGAACTAACTTGGTCGGCGGAGACGCTGGCAACGTCGCCGGAGGCGGGGGTACGGGTGGCTCCAGTTATTCCGTTGCGGGCGGAACTCCCGGCGGCGGTGGCGGCCCCGGAGTCGGCTCTGGCGGCGTAGTCAGCGCAGTCGGAGGAAATGGCGGCGGTGGGCGCATTTGCTTCTATTGGACCTATCCATCAAACGTCGTGTTAAGCGATCAGTACGCGGCCAATTTGTCGTTATCTGGCGTTGGAGGCACGGCAACCGCGACTTACCGATTGCGATCTGACGGTCAAGCCCTCGCCACTAACGTATCGGGTACATTGGTCAACATCACGGGTGAATGGCTTACCAGCGGAACCTCATCAGATTATGAGGTTTATGCTCAGTGGTCTCCGCAAGGAGGCGGTCCCGGCGGGATTCCTGGCGGTGGCGTTGTTGGCGGAGCCACACCGCAAACATGGCTCTCGCTTGGCACCACAAGAGATTTCACGTTGTCGGCAACTAATAACGCTGTTGAACGTGAGTTGTACATTCAAATTCGTAATGCAGCGACTCAAGAAATAGTGAATTTCTGCGTTATTACTGTTGAAGTCGATTCTGCGCCTTGAGGTATTTATGGCAGTCATATCTAAAGTTTTAATTTCAGCCAGAACGGCTGCTGACGCGCAAACGACTCAATACACCGCGTCCAACGTAACGGCTATCATAGATAAGTTTACAGCCACTAATTACAGTGTTAGTGCGGCCACTATTTCTGTAAACTTAATTACTGTTGGCAGTTCGTCTAGCAATTCAAACTTAATTGTTAAGAGCAAGACTTTGTTGCCTTCCGAGACGTATACGTTCCCGGAATTGGTCGGGCACACCATTGATTCTGGCGGCTCTATTTCGACTATTGCGTCCGCTGCCTCTGCCATCAACATTCGCTGTTCAGGCCGAGAAATCTCGTGATCGACGCCGAATACTGGCTGATTGAAAACTTTAAGGTGCTAGACATACCGCCTGACGCTGCTGCATGGCTAATTGACTTGTGGCATGTCACGCAGACGTTTGACGACGTGGCCGATGGCGATGCCGTAGATCGCAAGGTGTTGGATGACACCGTATGGCGCGCGCTCGTCAATATGCCTGCAAACAGTTTTTTTATGGCTCACGCTGGGCAGTTATTGCCCGCGCTGGGCACGGCCATTCTGAAATGGAAGGCGTCGGATGACGCCGAGCGTAGCGGTCAAGCAGATGAAAAGTCGTTTGTTTGGCGTGCTACGTACTATGACTTGGTTCTTTTAGTGGTGCTGTTGTGTCAGGGCCGAGAGTCTGCTATGGAAAAAGCAGGTGCGGTAATGGCACTATACGGCGAAAGTTTTGCGAAGTATCGCGAGGAATTCCCAAATGGCTAATCCGGTTCAGATTATCGGCACTGTTGTAGGGGGAGTGCTTCAAAAGCGTGCAGCCGATAAGCAAGAGCAGGCTGTCCGAAAGCAGGCTGATCGAGACATCGCGCTTCGCAAGCAGATGTACGAGGAAGATGTTGCCCGCCAGAAGCCGTATCTTGGCGCTGGCGAGATGAGCATGAACCAGTTGACGGCGTTGTACGGCCCCGGCGGCATGTATACCAAGACGCCAACGATGGAAGACGTGCTGATTGATCCCGGTTATGGATTCCGATTGTCTGAGGGCGAGAAGGCCCTTGCTCGTATGCAATCCGCTCGTGGCCGATACTTGAGTGGCGGAGCCATCAAGGCGGGCACGGAGTTTGGGCAAAACCTTGCCTCGCAAGAGTTTATGAATGCTTATAACCGTCTGATGGACCAACGCTCTACGGTAACTAACGCGCTGATGAACCTTGGTCAATTTGGGCAAAATGCCGCGCAAATGGCGGGTGTTGGTGGACGTGCATACGCGGGCGGCGCTGCTCAAGCGTATGGCGATATTGGAGCCGCTCAAGCCAATCGGGCGGGACAGGTTGGCAATATTTATCAAACCGCTTTGGGCGACGCCTTAAGTGGTTTTACGCAATATCGAACCAATCAGTTACAGCCGGTGGATATACAAAGCAGAAAAACAACTTACAGCCCTGTTCGATCTTCTGCTATTCCGTGGCGTAGCCCGCAATATGGTTATTACGAACCGCCATACGGAGGCCAATAATCATGGCTAACGAACTTGCATCTGGGCGCGCATATATTGATGCGTATGAGGCCATGCAGTTGGGCCGCCAGCGTGCTGCTGCTGAAGCGCAGGCTGCTGAGATGGCTCGATTGAATGAGGCCCGGCGTCAGGCTGCGACTGCCGCCATGAAGGAAGGCATGATTGACCCGCTTGCGTATGGCAATCAACTGGCTCGCGCTGGTTTTGCGTATGCCGTACCCGGCGCTCAGAAAGAACTGTACGAACTTGAAGAGCAGCGCGGCAAAGGTATGCAGTCAATCGGCAAGGGCGTACAAGAGCGCCAAAGCGGGATTGACGCCATTCTGGCAACGTCGCGTGACACTTTGGCTAGGGTAACTGACCAGCCCGGCTGGGACTCTTGGCGTTCACAGTTGGTAACAGAGTTTCCCGATTTTGACCCGATTATTCCGGTTGAATACAGCCCTGAGAACAAATCCAATAGTCTGATGACTGCCGACTTGCTGACCAAGGAATTGGAGCAAGTTGACCTTAATGATACCGTTGCATTTGTTAATCCGATGACAGGGGAAGAAGCAGGCCCGCGCCTAACGAAAGGCGTTTCGAGAGAAAAGGCTTCTGAATACAACCCTGAAATTAAAGAAGTTGAAGACCCGAATGACCCTAGCCAAATCTTGCTGGTCGATGTCAAGCGTTGGCGCGGCGGTGGCATCGGTTCTCCCGGCGTCATTGGCCCGAAGGGTAAAGCCCCGGTTGAAAAAGGCGAGAAGAGTGGTGATGCCTTCATTTCCGTTATCGAGGAAATGGAGACAAACTACGACGAATTAAACCGCATGGGCGCTATCCCTAGCACGAAGCGAAGCGCACAAGAGAATTTAAAAATCTCTGCTCAGACTAGTGATCTTGGGCAAATGCTCGGTCGCGCAACAGGCACGAAAGCGCAATCGTTGCGTAACCAAGTACAAAGTGCTCGTTTGCGTTTGTTGCAAGGCATCAAGGCCGCAACTGGGATGTCCGCGCAAGAACTGAACAGCAACGTTGAACTCCAGCAATGGTTGGATGCGGTTACGAATCCGGCTAATGACTACGAGTCAAACAGGGCTATTTTGAAGAGCATCCGTCAGTTTGTTGAGGACAACAAACCCGGCAAGCGCATGGCTCCTGCTGCTGAAAGACCTGCTGCGGGCGTTTCTGCCTCAGAACGTCAAAAGGCTATGGATTGGCTGAAAAAGAATCCGAAGCATCCGCGTGCGGCTGAAGTTCGCAAAAAACTCGGAGTCTGATAATGGATGACTTTGACGTTGATGCGTTCTTAGCGGATACCGCAACGAGCAACGACGAGTTTGACGTGGATGCGTTCCTCGCATCTGGGTCTGATGTAGAAGCAATCCCTAAAGGTCCGCGCACTCGTGGCGGCAAGCGAAACAAGCCTGCTCCTCGCAGAGAGGAAGGCCCGTCTTTGGCAATAGATCGCGCAACCGGCTTTCGTGAGCAAGTTGCCCAAACTGGCATGACGCCAGAAGAGCGTGCGAAAGCCATGCGTGCTGGCGCTCAGTTTACCGCCAGCATGGCCGCTGGCCCTCTGCTTGGCAGTGCTATTCGCGCTGGTACTGCCATTCCCGGCATCCGTGCGATGGCCCCAGAAGCGACTCGGATTGTGAATCAGTTTGGCCGAGCCGTTCAGTCTGGTGGCTTGGGGCGAGATATTCCGCTTCTTACGAGAATTGCGGGCGGCGGTACCGCTGGCGCCGTTAGTGCTGCCGTTGCCGATCCAGAAGCGATTGAAGAGGGCGCTGTCATTGGCGCCGCCACCCCTGTTGTTGGCGGCATGATCAGGCCGTTTATGGCGGCAAAAGCCCCGACAACCAAAGAACTGAAGAAAGCGTCTGAGCGGGCTTATGCGAACGTTGAGTCCGCAAAGGCCGATGTGGGGCCTGAGCGTATTGCTCAGTTGTCTTACAAGATCGAAGACACTCTGAATAAATCTGGGTTTAACTCGGTTTTGCACCCCAAGGCGCAAGTTGCGGTTAATGCGTTTGTTGAGCAGGCCAAGACTGGTCAGCCCATTACGATCAATCAGTTGGACGTACTGCGCCGAGTGGCGGGCAGAGCAGCAGGAAGCACTAGCAAGGATGAGTCGCGTATCGGCTCTGCCTTGGTAAGAGATATTGATGACTTCATCAAAGATGTTGCGCCCGAGGCCGTTCAACGAGAGTTAGTTAAGGCTCGTGATTTGTACACTCGGATGAGTCGCAGCAAACTAATCGAGCGAACGATTCGTGAGGCCACTACCGGCAAAGGCGAACCTGCCGTCAAGATTAAAGAGAAGTTCGCCAAACTGGCCGACAATGACCGCGCTATGCGGCAATTTACGGAAGCCGAAAAAGACTTAATCCGTAAAATCGGGAAAGGCCGTTTTGACATTTCCATGCTTGAAGGTATTGGGGTGTTGGCCGCGCCTCCTCGACTTAGCGAAATTCGCGGCGGCAGTTTCCGGTCAATTACTCCCGGCCTTGGGTATACCGGCGCGTTTAAGGGCGCCGGATTGCTCGGTGCCGGTCTTCTTGCCGGAACGGGTTATGCGTCGCGTGCAGCCGCTAACCGTCTTGCATTAGCCAGAGCGGAGCAACTTCGCTCATTTGCTGCTTCCGGCGTGCCGACCCAGCCGTTTCGTCCTGAAACATTCTTGCAAGCAGGGCCAGCCCTTCTTGGCGGCGAATCGCCAGAAGAAATGGACTTCCTTGCGGAGCAAGAGCGCATCAACCAACTTGGGTTTTAGGCGATTACATGCTGCAAGGCGCACTTAAGTCTAAGACCGTTTGGTGGAATGTCCTGCTTGCCGTCCTTGGCGGCCTTGAACTCGTAGGCGGTCACATGACCGTGCTGTGGGGGCAGGAAGTGGCTGCGGCGATACTAATGGTCGGCGCTTTGGCAAACCTCGTGCTGCGGGCTGTCACCACGCAGGCGCTTTCGGAGAAGTGACGTGGACTATCAGGCGGCTTTTAACATTGCAATGACTGTGGCTGCGGCATTTGCCGGATGGACGCTGCGCTCGATTACGACGAGCCTAGAGAACCTTCAGCGTGACCACAAAGAGATGATGCACCAGTTCGTGCGCCGCGATGACTACAAGTCCGCCTTAGAGCGTATTGAGCAAATCCTGACCCGCATCTGGGACAAGTTGGACGAAAAGGCTGACAAGTGATGTGGGCGGCATGGGTGCGGACTCGCGCTAATTTAAAAGTAATTGCCTGCGTAAGCGTACTGTTTGCAGCACTATTAACAATACTGTTCTTTAGTTAAAGGTTAAAAATGAACGACGTTACCGACATCCAGTTGCTAAAAGTGCAAATACAGGCCGAGTTGCAACGGCTTGAAGCGCAGTCGTCTGCCAAGGACGTAGCCGGTAAAGCCATTGGTAAGGACGGGCTGAAATACATCACGGCCATTGTGGTGATCGGCGTGCTGTCTAGCCTTGCGCTAGATTCGGACAAGATCGCTGCCGTGATGGGGCTGCTTGGTGCCTCGCTGACCGCTCTTATCTCTATGCTTGCCAGCATTGCAGGCACGGTGGAGAAGGAAGATAAACCCGAGTTTGAGGTAATTAAGGAACTGATCGCCAAACTAGACCGGCTGGATCGCAAAGAGCAGCCGATGCGGGTGGACGTTGAGGGCGATCATGTCACCGTTACCAAGGGCGACGACGTAGTGAGGGCTTCCAAATGATGACAATGGTTAGCACATTCCTGTCGTTCCTTGCAGGCGGTTTGCCCAAGATTCTGCAAATCTTCCAAGACCGCCAAGACAAGAAGCATGAGTTAGCCCTTGTCGCCGCGCAAAAGGAGCGCGAACTGGCGTTAGCTGAGCGCGGCTTTCTTGCGCAAGCTCGCGTCGAAGAAATCAAGTTAGAGCAGATTCAGACGCAGACTGCGGGTGAGGAGCGTCAAGCTCTGTACCAGCACGACATCGAAATTGGAAAAGGCGCATCGCAGTGGATGATCA